CCTTTGTTAGTAGAGGAAATACCTTTCAGGCAATTGCGCCAAATCATGATGACTTAATGATGAACTTAGTATTATTTGCTTGGTTCACAACAACTGATGTCTTTCAATCATTAACTAATATTGATATGAAAGATATGTTATATAAAGAAAGATTAAAGGCTATACAAGATGATATGCTACCATTTGGATTTGTAGAAAGTGGTAGTTATGAAAAAGATAAATATACAAAAGATGCAGACGGAAATGTCTGGTTAGAGGTACCATGGAACGGTTCACAGAATATTTAACAGAAGATAAAGAAAAAGAAATACCAATGAAAAAAATTCATGTGGTAATCCTTGGCTTGGGAGATGAGGAAGGCACATTTGCTGATCATATGCAAGAGCTTGTATCTAAATATAGTATGAAAAGTACTATGGTCGATGTTGATGAAGCTTTTATTGCATCTAAGGATGTTGAAATTGGAGAGGTAACTATTCATAATATTGATGGTAAAGATAAAGAAGTTACCATTCAAGTAGATAATTCTTTAGTGTTTGTAAGAGCTGGAGCAATTAAAACTCTTACCGCGCAATCATTAGTGTCATCATTACAAACAATTGGATTCTTTCTTGTAAACGATTTAGAAACAATGTTATTATGTGACAATAAAATGTCAAATATTATTGCACTCGAAAGAAATAATATTCCAGTCCCAAGAACATCAATTATTAATAATGTCAAATCAATAGAACAGGCTCATAAAAATATTGGTGGTAAATTTCCTGTTATTATAAAAACACTCAAAGGAACTCAAGGTGTGGGTGTTTCAAAGGTCAATGATATGGCATCTTTAATCTCAGTTGCTCAATCACTTTGGAAGTTTCATGCTGATTTATTAATACAAGAATATTTTGATCTTAAATCAGATATTCGTACACTTTTAGTAGATGGTAAAATTGTTGGAAGCGCTGAAAGAATTAAACAAAGCAAAAGTGAATTTAGAAATAATGTTCATTTAGGTGCTGATACTGTACCCTATACTCTTTCTAAACAAGAAAAAGAATTAGTAATAAATGCTGCAAGAGCAACTGGTGCTGCTTATTGTGGTGTTGATCATTGTAAAGTTGGAAAGGATTTTTATATATTAGAAGTCAATGGTTCACCAGGTATAAGATCTCATTTTATGGGATATGATTTAGAAAATGGTGAACCTACTAAGAAAGTAAGTGATAAACAAGTTTTAGATACTATATTAAATTGGTTTAGTTCAGAAAGAAGACGTAGGCCATTCATGAGAAAAGAGGTTGGTTATATTGAGAGTATAATATTAGATGGAATGGAAGATAATCCAATTCGTGCTAAATTTGATACAGGAAATTCGGCTTTTGCAACCATGCTTCATGTAGATAAAATGGAAGTCGATGGTAATAGTGTTAAATGGAAAAAGAATGGATATACCTTTGAAAGCGATATTATAGACATATCAGAACCAAATAGAGGTGGTGAACCATTTGATAAAAGGCCAGTAATCGAACATGGTGTAACCTTTAATAATAAAAAATATACAATAGAAATAGGGCTAACAGAGAAAGATACTGCTTCTGAAATGTTAGTCAATAGAAAAACAATGACACAATTTAGAGTATCGGTACATCCAGATAGATTATTTATTGTAAGTGATGTAGCATTACCTAATGATAATTATTCATATGATTGATGAAATACAGTATATTATAAATAATACTATTGAATATTCGTATTATGTGTAACTTATTAACTAACTCAATAAAATAGAGGACAAAGCGATGGCATTTCAAGTATCACCCGGCGTCGAAATTAAAGAAATCGATGCAACGAATGTAGTCCCAGCAGTTTCAACATCTATTGGTGGATTTGCAGGCTCATTCAATTGGGGTCCGGTTGAAGAAGTAGTAACAGTCAGTTCTGAAAATGAACTTGCTAGCACTTTTGGTAAACCAGACAACAATACCTTTAAATACTTTCTCGTAGCGGCGTCATTCTTAAAGTATGGAAACGCGCTGAAAGTAGTTCGAGTAGCCTCAGGTCACGACAACGCGACTGCAGATGGTTCCGGACAATTAATTAAGAATAGAGAAGACTACGTAAATAATTATGCTGATGGCAGTCTAAGTGTTGGTAATTGGGTCGCAAAATATCCAGGCGTTATTGGAAATAGCTTAAAAGTATCAATGATTACTCAGGGTATATCTAGCTTTAGTGGCTGGACATATGCTGGTAGTTTTGATGCAGCACCAGGTACATCTGACTATGCTTCAGATCTTGGTAAAACATCTGCAAACGATGAAATGCATATAGCAGTTATCGATGAAGATGGAGTTATTTCAGGAACACCAGGAACAGTGTTAGAAACATTTGCATTTGTTTCACAAGCTTCAGATGCAAAGAAGACTGACGGTACAACAAATTATTATAAAGATGTTATTAATAATAACTCTTCATATATTTGGTGGTCTGATCATGATACTTCACTTTCTGATGCTGGAGAAACTATTGCGGACAATACTTCATTTACAACTGTTAACACAGCAATTGAATCATCATTAAGTGGTGGTTCAGATGATAACGCTCCTACTGTTGGTGAGATTGCATTAGGTTATGATCTTTTAGAAGATGCAGAAACAGTTGATGTAAATCTTCTTTTTGCTGCTCCAGACGCTAATGGCGCTGAAGATATAGCAGAAGATTTAATTTCAATTGCTAATGCTAGAAAAGATTGTATGGCCTTTGTATCACCTCCAATAGAAGATACAGTTGGTACCTCATCACCAGCAGCTGATGTAAAAGCTTTTGCAGATGGTTTAACATCAACATCTTATGCTGCAGTTGATTCAACAGCTCTTTATGTATATGACAAATATAATGATGTATACAGATGGATTGGAGCTGCTGGTCATCATGCAGGATTATGTGCAAATGCAGATAACGTAGCTGATGCATGGTTCTCACCAGCAGGTGTTAACCGAGGACAACTATTAGGCGTTACTAAATTAGCATTTAACCCTAAGAAAGCTGACAGAGACACTCTTTATAAAGCAAGAGTTAATCCAATAGTATCAATGCCTGGACAAGGCACTATGCTTTTTGGTGACAAAACTTTATTAAGCAGACCTTCAGCATTCGATAGAATTAATGTTCGTAGACTATTCATCGTATTAGAAAAAGCTATTAGCACAGCAGCTAAAGCTTCACTATTCGAATTTAACGACGAATTTACAAGAGCTCAGTTCCGAAATCTAGTAGAACCATTCCTAAGGGATGTCAAAGGTAGAAGAGGAATTACTGATTTCTTAGTAGTTTGTGACGAGACTAATAACACAGGTCAAGTAATTGATGCAAATAGATTTGTAGCTGATATGTATATCAAACCAGCAAGATCTATTAACTTCATTACATTGAACTTCATAGCAACAAGAACCGGAGTAGAATTCTCCGAGATAGCAGGTTCATAGGAGGATTAAGACATGGCAATTTTAGGAGTAGATGATTTTAAATCAAAACTAGTAGGCGGTGGCGCAAGATCCAACCTATTCAAAGTAACTATGAACTATCCAAGTTATGCACAAGGTGATGTTGAATTAACATCATTTATGTGTAAAACAGCTCAAATGCCTTCATCAGTGATTGCACCTATCCCTGTACTTTTCAGAGGTAGACAATTACAAATAGCTGGTGACAGAACATTTGATCCTTGGACAATCACTGTTATTAACGATGTTGGTTTCGAAGTTCGAAATGCAATGGAGCGTTGGATGAACGGCATCAATAGTCATAACGAAAATACCGGACTTTCAAATCCAAGTGACTATCAAGCTGACGCAATTGTAGAACAATTGAATAAAGCTGGTGAAGTGACAAAGAGATATGATTTTAGAGGATTATTCCCTACAAATATCTCTGAGATTGAAGTCAGTTATGACTCAGAAAACACAATCGAAGAATTTACTGTTGAGTTCCAGGTACAATACTGGGAATCTGACACAACTTCTTAAGGTATAAATAATATTAGACGAGGGGATTTTATATCCCCTCCGATAATATGAGGTAAATTATGGCAGAATTTTTTGGATTCGAAATCAATAGGAAAAGCAAAGAGCCTGTAAGGCCTTCGTTCGTTCCACGCACAGATGCAGATGACGGAGCTGGCGTTATACAAGCTGGTGGTCACTTTGGTGCATATATCGACATGGACGGCGATAAAGCTAAAACCGATGTCGATTTAATTTTAAAATATAGAGACGTATCTTCACAGCCCGAATGTGATGCTGCAATCGAAGATATCGTTAATGAAGCAATTGTAGGAGATCATAATGATTCTCCTGTAAATCTTATTTTAGATGAATTAGAAATATCAGATAAAATTAAAGAAGCTGTTCAACATGAATTTGATGAAATACTAAAGCTTTTAAACTTTAATCAATATGCACATGATATATTCAGAAAGTGGTATATTGATGGAAGATTACCATATCACATTATTATTAACAATGAAAATCCTAAACAAGGAATAAAAGAGTTAAGATATATTGATCCTACAAAGTTAAGAAAGATCAAAGAAATCGAAGAAGAAACTGATCCTAAAACGGGAGCAAAATTGATTAAGAAAGTAGATGAATACTTCTTATATCAAGATAAAACAATGAATGCTGCTCATCAAGGATTAAAAATATATCCTGATGCAATTGCATATTGTACATCTGGACAAATGGATCCAGGCAGAAAAAGAATCTTATCTTATTTACATAAAGCATTAAAGCCAGTAAATCAGTTAAGAATGATGGAAGACTCATTGGTAATATATCGTATATCAAGAGCTCCAGAACGAAGAATTTTTTATATTGATGTTGGTAACTTACCAAAAGGTAAGGCAGAAGAATACCTCAGAGGTATTATGAATCAATATCGAAACAAATTGGTATATGATGCTAAAACAGGCGATATCAAAGATGATCGTAAGCATATGTCAATGTTGGAAGATTTCTTCCTACCAAGAAGAGAAGGTGGAAGAGGAACAGAAATATCAACACTACCTGGTGGTGAAAACCTAGGTCAGATTGATGATATCATATACTTCCAAAAGAAACTCTATAAGAGTTTAAATGTACCAGTTAACAGATTAGAACAAGAAGCTCAATATAGTTTAGGTAGAACAACTGAGATAACAAGAGACGAAGTTAAGTTTAAGAAGTTTATTGATAGATTAAGAAAGAGATTCTCTGACTTATTCATGCAATTACTTAAAACACAACTCTTGTTAAAAGGTATTATCACTAAAGATGATTGGAAAACCTGGAAAGAAAGTATTGTCTTTGACTTTATTGAAGATAACTATTTCTCAGAATTAAAACAATCTGAAATGATAAGAGAAAGATTTGATTTATTGAATAGTGTACAAGACTATATCGGTAAATATTTATCGCATGAATGGGTTGCTAAAAATGTTCTTAGAATGTCTGAAGAAGATATGAAAGAAATGGAAGACCAAATTGCGGCTGAAATGAAAGCAGGAGCTCATCAACAAGATAATGAGTTTTAAAAAATTATAAATATATAATATGGAAACCTTTAAAAGTTTTTTAAACGAGCAAATTGAGATTGAAAATATGCTCATTGAAATGTCTGATAGTGATTTTGATCATTTATTAGAACAATTGACATATGAAGAAATTCAACAAGTAGATGAAATACTTGGTGCAATTGCAAGAGGTGTGGGTAAATTAGCTAAAGGCGCTGGTAAATTAGCAGCTAAGGGTGCTAAAGCTGGAGCTAAAAAACTAGTTCAAAAAGGTAAAGAAAAATTTACAGATAAAGGTAGGGCTGATGCTGCAGATAGAAAGGCATCTAAATTGGCACAAAAAAGAAAAGAAGTAGAGCGTTTGCAAAAGGCACAAGACCAGATAAAGAAAGAACGCGAAGCTTTAAAAAGATTAAAAGATCGCGAAGGTGATAAAGGTAGCAAGGTTGCTGCCTTAAAAGATAAAATTAAGAAAATGATGCAGAAGAAAAAACAATTGGAACCTTCTCCTGCATAATATAATGAGGAAATAAAAATGGCAGTGACTGATTTGATAACAAATTTAAAAAATGGCGATAATGTAAAAGCCAATAAAGAATTCGAAGGAATTATGGCTGATAAAATGACAGCCGTACTTGATGCTAAAAAAATAGAAATAGCATCGGGTTTAGTGCAGCGTAAAGCTGCTGAAAAAGAAGAAGAGTAATGATCTCATTTGTAGAACTTAGAGAGAAAGTAAAACTTTCCGGCGGAGAAAAACAAGTTAAGTCTTTTAAAGCCGGCAAAAGAAAGGACACTGAAGTTATCCTTACTAAAAAGGGTAACAAATTTGGTGTTTATGTAGATGGCGAACTACTCGATAATAACTACAAAAATGAAAAAGAAGCTCAAAAGGCTGCAGATGAGATGATTAAACTATTAGGTATCTAATATGAAATTAATTACTGAATACGTAGAAAACAATTTAGAAGTAATTGCAGAAGCCAAGAAAGATGGTTCAAAGAACTATTTTATCGAAGGCGTATTTATGCAATCTAATCAAAAGAACAGAAATGGTCGAATATATGAAAAAACAGTTATGGAAAAAGCTGTTAAAAAATATGTCGACGAACAAGTTAAAACAGGGAGAGCTGTTGGAGAGTTAAATCATCCAGAAGGACCAACAGTTAACCTTGATAAGGTTTCACATAAGATCACTGATCTGCATTGGCAGGGAAATGATGTTATAGGAAAAGCATCAATTCTTAAGACCCCTATGGGCCAAATCGTTGAAGGTTTGCTCGAAGGTGGTGTTAAGCTTGGTGTATCAAGTCGTGGTATGGGAAGTCTCGTACAGAAGAATGGAGCTCAATATGTGGGTAATGACTTTATGTTATCAACTATTGATATTGTTCAAGATCCATCCGCACCGTCTGCATTTGTAAATGGTGTTATGGAAGGAGTTGAATGGATATGGGATAATGGGCTTATTCGTCAACGAGATATTGAAGAAATTGAGACTGAAATTAAAAGCACTCCAGCTACTGGATTGCCGGAAGCTGAGATACGAGCTTTTAAGAATTTCCTCTCTAAGTTAATCTAAAATCATAGGAGAATGATTATGTCAGACGACGCTATTAAACATGAAGTAGCAGAGGACATATCTGAAGAGCAAGTAGTGGAAACAGAAGAAGTTTCAGAAGAGCTCGTTGAAGAAGAAATTTTAGACGAGGAAGTTGAAACTACTGAAGAAGAAACTCTTGAAGAAGGCAAGCATGAAGATGAGGAAGAAGAGCACGAACCTAAAAAGGAAGCTGTTCAAATTCCAAAAACTAAAGCTGGCGTAATTCAAGCTGCAGTAGATATGCTCAAAGCTGCTAGAAAAGAACAGGCGCAAAAAATGTTCTCAAAAATGGTTCTCGGTCCTGATGAAGAAGAGTCAGTTAAATCAGCTGATGACGCTGTAAAAGGTGTTAAGAAAGCTGCTGATCCTAAAGCAGTTGCTAAGGTTGAAGCACTTGATTTTGACGAAGATCTCGACAACATCATTAAAGAAGAGGCAACTCTTTCTGACGGGTTCCGTAATAAAGCTCAAGCTATCTTCGAAGCTGTGTTAACATCTAAGTTATCACAAGAAATCGAAAGATTAGAATCTGAGTATGCGCAAAACTTAGAAGAAGAAGTATCTGATGTTCAAACTCAATTAGTAGAAAAAGTAGATTCATACTTAAACTACGTAGTTGAGCAATGGATGAAAGATAATGAAGTAGCAGTACATAACGGTTTAAGAACTGAAATTGCTGAAGACTTTATGACTTCTTTACAGTCAGTGTTTAAAGAACACTATATCGAAGTACCAGAAGGTAAAGTTGACTTAGTTGATGAACTCAACGAGCAAGTCAATGAGCTAGAGGCTACTTTAAACAAAACCACAGAAGATAATATCGACCTACATTCTAAAGTTCAAGCTTTTGAAAAACAAGAAGTAGTAAGAGAACAATCTTCAGGGCTTGCAGAAACAGAAGCTGAGAAATTAGCATCTTTAGTAGAAGATATCGAATTCGATAACAAAGAATCTTTCGAAATGAAAGTGAAAACTGTTAAAGAATCATACTTCAAACAAGATTCTGAAGAATCAGTTGACGAAG